CAGCAGATGACAGTTGCCCATCGCTCCTTCCTCCCGGAGGGCGAATAGGATCTGCGGAGGAGCTACGACTGCAAACCGTGGCATTAGGCGTCCTCTTCCTCTTCGTCTGGCACGAGCTTCGACAGGTACGCTCTTACGTCCTGTAGCTCCAGGATGGCTTTGTCGATTTTGTCCACGGCGCTTGAGTAGTCTTCCTCGGAGACGTCCGTTCCTGCCTCGCTCAAGTCATCAGACATCGATTCCAAGGAGTCGATTACTTGGGCGTCTTCGGTGAAGGTGGTGATGTCGGTAGCGGGGGCCATGCCTTATACTCCTTGCTTGTTGGACCACAACCACACGTGTAGTTGTGGCAGGAATTTCGCTATGCTTAGTTGGGGACGTTCCTGAAGTTCCTTCAGCAGCTTCAGGTACCTACCATGTAGGATCAGAGAGTGCGCTGAGGAGGTTGAGATGCTAGACTGTCCTGGAGGAAAGGGGTTGCCTTGGGATAGGTAAAAGCGATCCGGCGAGATCAGTTCGTTGTCTTGGAGAAGCTGTAAGACATGCTCTGCGAAGTCAAAGTCCGGCTTGCCGAACACCACGATCTTGACATTCAGTCCCGGATTAGTTCGTAGCAGGAACATGAAGTCTAGGAACTTGTCTTCCTCAAAGCGTTCGCCCATCCCCGGGCCCTTAGGCGATACTGTAATGACGTCGCACTGGTGCAACCATCCATCGTAGTACGATCCCTGAGTCTCCACGGCTAGTTTGAAGTCCAGAGTTTTGAGATCCCTGGTTAGTCGGTAGAGATCGTGGATAGCGGGGTTGCCTCCGGAGATGGTGATCCACTGCGCCTGTGGATGGCTGTGTGCATAGCCTGTGAATGCTTCAAGGATTTCGGCCTGTGTGAGCCACTGAGCGTTCTTGGACACTTTGTCGGGATCTACGGCGTGCATGCTGTCGCACATGGTACACTTGTAGTCACACAAGCCCATCCGGATGAAATAAGTCTGCGCCCCAATCATAATTCCTTCGCCCTGTATTGTTGGGCCAAAGATTTCCATGAGCGGGAGCTTCTTGAGTTCGGGGTCAACCATGGTTGCCCTTCCTTCGTACGATAGCGCTGTTGGCTTGATGCTCGCGGACTTCGACGCTTTCCAGGTTGACCCTGTTGCCGTAGCCGTTGTCAGTTAGCCATGTCTCGGCGATCTCGAAGACGTACCTTGCACATGCTTCGCAACCTGTCGCAGGTACAACTCGGACGTCTGCAATCTCGAGCTTGTGGAGTCCAAGGAGAAACTCCCTGTAGGGGTCGTCCTCGGCGACCAGCAGCTTATGGTCAAACATGTCCTCAAGCTGTCCCTTCAGGGACTTTAGGGATCCGAAATCTACGACCCAGTTGCGAACGTCAAGGGTGTCGGAGGAGAACGTGAAGGTGATTTCGAACGGGTAGCCGTGAATAAACTTGCAGTGGGAATCTGCCCTCCACTGGCGAAAGGCGCAGCTCAACCCGACACTATGGGTGTAGGTCTTCGTGGAGGCATAAGAAAGGTCGCTGCGGTCGGTAAGCATGGTTAAACCTTTTGTACTAACGTGTTCTTACGCGACGCACAGCGACCAGGTAACTAGTTACTCCGAGTCTTTGTGGAACTTCCTGTGGGCGCTAAGGATCTCGCCACCAAGAGCCTTAATGCGATTGGATAGATCGTCGATGTCACGCTCACGCTTATCAACTTCCGCACGTAACGCATCCGCGTGACGCTTCGCAGCCTCGAGGGCATTCTTCGCCTCGGTGACGGCGTTCTCGGCTGCTGCGACCATCCCGTCAGCCGCTTGATTGGCGAGCGTGACCCACGCGGCGCGTTCACGCTGCTCTGTGGGGGCTTGCCACTTCTCGGCGTCAGCCCCGGGGATGGGCGATTGGGCGGCCTCGACTGTCATGATTGCCCTCTCGACTGCTTTCAGGTTCTGCTCGACTTCATTCATGCTTAGTCCTTTCCCATGTAGGGTTTAAGATGTCTCGGGCTATCATTAGCCCTGTGGCTATGCCCCAGCAGACGAAGGCAAGCTCTTCCTTATCGGTGCGACGCATCTGCTTCTTCCAGTACTCTACTTCCTTGTCGATCTCTTCCATTACGCAGCCATTGCTTGGTACACTGTCGGATCTTCTACGTCCGCATTCCTGAAGGCGTCTTGACGTGCTCTGCAGGTTGGACACACTCCACAGTGGAGTTCTTCGCACTTGTAGCAAGACCAGGTGAGACCCCAATCCACTCCAAGGGTCTCGCCGAGCTGAATGATCTCGTACTTCTGCATCCACATTACCGGAGTGTGTAGCCTGACAGCTTTGTACGTGCCGACGTAAATGGCGTTCGCCATTGCTCCGATAAACTCCGGTGTGCAGTCGGGGTAAGCCCAGTTGTGCGCATCCTCCGCATGCGCTCCGAAGTAGATCCCAGCCTCTCGGGGAGTAGGGGCTTGTTGTTTGTTCACCCACTTCTGTGCATACGCGGTCACCAGAGAAAGTAGTGTACCATTACGATAAGGAACATAAGTAGGAGACACACCGTGAGGGAGATCCGCATAGCTAACGCTGGGGATTTCGATGCGCTCATCGGTAAGCATTGCTCCGCTAAGGACGTCTGGGTTGAGGGTAAGGATCGTGTGTACGATACTCCAGGCGTCACAACTCTTCTTGGCGTACTCCAGCTCCTTGAGGTGTCGCTGGCCGTAGTGGATGGATATACCCTCGATGTTGGGGAACTCGTTGGCTGCCTTGTAGAGGCACGTGGTAGAGTCAACTCCACCGCTAAGTAGGACGAAAGCCTTACGCTCGATTCCTGGCATTGTTGCGATACTCCTCGCGCTTCTGGTTGAGGATTCTGAGCTTCTCGGGGTTGGGTGGTAGAGTGCCTTCTTTTATGAACCTGGCGATCTCCTCCTCGTAAATCCGTTTAATCCCGCCGACTTGAGTGAACCTGATCATCTCCAGCTTAGTCCACCGTAGTGCGGTGGGGTACGTGATGTCTGCGATCTTGCAGAAGTCCCGAAGACTTACCCAGCCCCTACTTTTAACCTCTGCGAGCGGATTGGTATTGGTGCTGTGCATTTGGGCCTTCGCTGTGTTGTGAGGAGGAGCGATCGTTGATCGGTTGGGGCCTTTCTCGGATCACCCCTCCCCCTTCGCCTAGGCTAGATGTGGCATGGGTTGGGGCCTAGGCTTAGAAGAACGCTGTCGACTTACCGTTGCCAGCAGCTGTGCTTCCCTCCGCAAGCGGCGGAAGGATCTGCGATACGCGGGAACGCTGCTCACCCTGGTACTCATCGAGGGTGACCCGAATGCGACAAGGCTTGCCAAGCAGCTTGCCTTCGTCGCACACCTGCTGGGGATTGAACTTCCCGGTGAGGAGTTCGGGAGCGACCCGTTGGATGGCCGCCTTGGTAAACGGAAGAGCCTTCTGGCTGAACGACCAGTAGGTGAAGAGCTTCCGCCTGGCGTACTCGCCCTCGGTGATCACGAGTTGAAGCGTGATCATTGGTGCCCCAGAGTTCTGGGACATCCCGTACTCCGCCGAGTCGATCTCGGAGGCGTAGATACCACGAGGCACGTTCTCGAACTTAGCTGCCTCGATGTTCTGCAGGTCAACGACGAGGCCGCCCCCTTCTTCGAAGACAGCCGCTTTGAACTGCTCGTCACTCACTTCATTGGGCTTACCGCCCGACTGAGGATCTGCCATTGATCACTCCTGTGTAGATGGCAAGTTGCACATGTAGTTCGGGCGTTACTAGGACTGCCCACCGTCCTACTAGCTTAGTCCTACCGACTTCATGATCGTAGTCATAGTAGGATCGTCGAAGTGGGATCCCGAAAAGGATGCCCTTCGATTCTTAGCGTCGAACCGTTCGATCGGCTGAACGAACAGACGACGCGGGGCGTTACCAGTTTCATCAACTGTTCCGCTCCTCAGGAACCCGACGATGTCGACGAATCCCTGAATTTGGGCCGAGAGTTTTCCAGTCATTTGTGGCCCATAGTGAAACCGTTTGAGCTCGTCCTGTGTATATTGCTGCGCGCACACAAAGAGAACATGCATTGGAAGATCCCGGAATGCTCTGACGAGTACCTGGATCATCATGTTGTTCTTCCGGAACTCGTCGAAGCGAGCAACGTCAATCTCGTCAGCAGCGCCTGTGAGAAGCTCTCCTTCATTGATCTTGAGCAGACCATACATGCAGTATGCTTCGATCTCTGACAGGGAATCAACAATGACAGTACGAAACCTACGGGGCTCCTTAATATCGGCAGGAGCCACACCCTTAAGCATAGCCTCAACTGCGCGCATTCCGTCGACGTCATTACGATCCCTTCGGACACAATGGGCTTTGAGGAACTCTTGGACTCGCGCAACCTGGAGAAAATTGGACACGCGAACATGTTCGATTTCGTCTGCCGCAACGATTCGAGGGTTATCCTGAAGCACCAAGTCCCCCGATTCTGCGTCCACCATAAGGACGTCTCGCATCCCGGTAACGTCCACAGAGGAACCTGCGAGAGTGGATTTACCCACCCCGTAGGGGCCGTAGACGAGCATCTTGAGCCACCGATCTCCGGCGTTACGTCTCGGGGAGATCCGGAAGGGTGGCGTAGATGTGGCAACGATTGCGGCACGGGGGACTTCTATAGGTCTTGCTGTTGGATCTGCAGCTCCTGCGGGTCCTGGGGTTGTG